CGCTCAGCATTACCAGCAAATCGCACCTGATACTCTGGTGTCTCCTGTAACTGCAATGTAACTGTAGCCTCAGATGCGCCTTCAATAGCAAGGTCACGAATCTTTTGAGCCAATGAACCTAAACCATACTTGTTGAATCGGTCAGTAAGAACTGCAATAGTTGACTGACGTTGATTCTGAAGAGTTGTGCCTTGAGATAGAACTACTGTTCCACCATTACTTAAGACACCAACTGTATCGCCAGTTCTCTGGTCAACATATGTTGTTGTTACTGTTGTGCCTGTTGGAATCTTTGCATTGTTTACATTAATTTGATTGCCACTTGAGTTATATACAACTGAAGTTGTACCAGTTGTCATATTACTAGCAGCATTTACTGGAGTTGTTCCAAAGCCTTGTGGCATTGGTTGTCCCTCAGTATAAAAACGTCCAGCAGCATCATACTGAATTGCTTTTCCGTTTTCAAAAAATACACCTTGACCTAATTGTGACAAGCGACCAATAAACTGTGCTGTAGTTTCACCAGGCATACGTTCACCAGGCTCATAGTACTTACCATTTTCATCAACGCCTACACCTTTTGGTAATCTACTTTGGTCAGGTATAATATTTCCTTTGGCATTCATTCTGTAGCCAGTTCCTAAGCCAGAAGTAGTACCATTCCCACCAAGAACTTCTAATGCACCAGTAGTAGGGTCAAAACGATAACCCTTAAGATTCTTATAACCTTCAGGAATATATCCACCACTAACTGCTGCTGACTCAGCATCTGTATAAGCCTTACCAGTTGCAGGATTCAAACCAAAGATTGCTAAACGAGCACCCTCTGTCATAGGTTGGAACTCTAAAGGTTTTCCATCTTTACTAAATTGAGATGGACCCATAAGTTTGCCTTTTGTGATATCTGTATTAACAGATGAACCACTTGCTTCTAAGTCAGCAGCCTTGGCTGCATCCATAGTGCGCTTATATTCCGCGTTGGCTGCATCTTCAATCGCCTTAAGGCGTGCAGTCTCTGCTGCTGAAGTTGTAGCAGTCACAGCATTTGCTGCTGCATCTGCAACGGCAGCAAGATTGTCTGCAACGGCTTTAGTTTCTACTGTTACCGTTGCTGTAGAGGTAGATGTTGTTGCTGTAGAAGTAGTTGCTGTTGCTGCAGGTGTCTCACCAGTTGCTGCAAGGTACTCTTCATATGACATTCTATCTTCTTCTGGAAGTTGCTGTTGAAATCTGTTCCACTGACTTCTTGTCATTGCCATTATGCAATCCCCCAATCACGAAGTACCTTTAGAGATAAACTATCCATTACATCCCTAGCATTGTTTGTGTATTCCCAACGTGCATCTGAACGTAGTTCTTTTTCAAACTGCCATATTGGCTTAACTGTTGGCTTACCATCAGGTCCTATGTTCTGTAAAGCCTTACGCAAAGTAGGGTCTTCGTAACCAATTGAGTCTGGGTCAACCTCAAGAATGTTTGCCATTGTTGACTTGTATGCTGAAGCCAAAGCATCTAGGCTAATGCCCTTATCAATCTGGTCTTTATAAACTGGATAGGTGCTGGCAGCGTCCATACGAATCTTCTCTTGAACATCAGCAATAGTTGTTAGACCAGCAAAGATATCCTTTGAGTAACTGTCATATGTATTCTGGTTGTAAGAGATACCAAATGAATTGGCATATGACTTAAGCGTATTAACCTGAGATAAGGTGTTGCCACCAATCTTGCCTTGGAATGCTCCAAGCGCCTTTACATCTAGTTCCTGGTCTGATAGACCACCTAGGTAAGCATCTTCAGTTACCGTATTAAATACTTCTTCAGGTAACTTAATGCCAGATTGAGCAAGGCGTACCCTTTGATTAGCGCGATATTTATTAAGGTCTTGTAGATAGACAGCATTGCGCCCCAATTTCATTTCATTGCGTGTCTGAGAGATATCAGATACTTCTGTGAAGTACTTGCTTGCACGCCAGTAGCGTTCTGCATCAGTTATGTTGTCAGCAAGAAATGCTTCCCAAGCAAGTTTAAGATTAGTGTCTTCTGGTCTGCTATCAATGAGAGCCTGAGTTAAACCCTTCATACTTGCAGCCTTAGCGCCTGGCTTTATTTCATTTGCAACAACATCAGTTGCGTCAGTTGCAGTAGGTGTTCCAGGACGACCCTTTGGATACTTCTCATCAAAGAATTCTCTAGCGCGGGTGCGCTGCATAGTGTCTTTAATATTTCTGATAGCAGCAAGTTCTTGGTCGTATGCAATCTGTTCTTTTGTGTCAGCCACTATACTTCCTACCTGATTCCTCGGATGAAGTCAATAAAGTCAAGACTTTTCTTTTCTTCATAGTCTTCTGTTCCAGTAATCTTGCTTTGAATAAAAGCCTCTGCTTTTTCTTGGGTATAGCCTGGTGTAGTTACTGAGTAAGATTCCTTAAGACCAGTCTTAGGATTGATGCGAGTCTTGTTAGTAGTAACAGTTCCTTCTTCAATCATCTTCTGGATTGCTGTGTAGAAATCTTTGCTCTCGCTATCGGTAGGCTTGCGACCTAAAGTCTTTGAGATTGTGTCGCTAATAAGTCCTTGGACTGTAGCCTTGTCATACATATAGACCTGACGACTAGGAAGATTCTCTTTCTTCTTTGGCGCAGTCTCCTTTGCATACCATTGTAGGTACATCTCAGGTGTAATCTTTTGCTGACCTTCAGATGTTTGGTACCAATCTGCAGCACCATCTACTGACATCTCCCACAACATACGTCCCTTAATTGGGTCAGTATCAAATCCATACTTCTTAAGTGCTGCGTTCCACTTTGCTTTAACTGCTGGGTCTGTTACGTATAACTTCTTGGCATCATTAAGTGGAACAGTTCTGTCGGACTTACCCGCTTTGATATTATATGTAACACCAGTTGGACTCATAGTTGTTGAAGCAGGGTAGGCTTGAGAACCTAGGTAAACAGTTCCAGGAGCGTAGCCAGTACCAGCGGAATCAACTCCACCGCCCAGTTTTTGTCTTGCCTTATCTGCTGCACTCATTATAAGCCCTTCCGAAGGTCATCATTTTCAAGTATGCGTGTATAGATTTTGTTGAAGGTAACATCTTGGTCAATCAAGTCACCAATGAACTCATCCCAGATTGCCTTGATATCAGCGTTGCCTTCATTGTCAATTGACTTTGACTTGCGCTGAGCCAGAGAATTAACAACTAACTCACGGACTTCTAGATATTCCTTCACGCTCTTCATATCAGAACGATTAGCAAGACGTGGGTCTTTGATTGCTGTGTTAGCAAACTTCAGGAAGTTGTTAACCTTATTGGTATCAATCTTTCCTCGGACAGTTGCCCAGTCTGGATTCTCCATAGATAGGTCATCAATAAACTCTTGCTTAATTTGCTTAAGGTCTTCTGCACCCTTTGAGTTTAATGACTTAAGACCACGAGCAATACGCTGTGCTTCAATCAAATCATTAATCTTGTTGTACTCAATCCAACCCTTTTCAGCATTAGTCTCCTTGATAGCCTCATAAGGGTCCTGTGATTCACGGAACTTTGTTGTGCTACCTGGGGCAACAGCCATCTCACGCTGCTTCTGATAGACAGTAGGTGAGAACTGACCAGCATTAGCATCTCCTACAAGGAACCAACCGAACTCAGGGTTCTTTGCAATGAGGTCTGATAGTTCTTTGCTTCGCTTATCTGCCTCAATAGTGGCACCAATACCTGTGTTGTTCTTAGATAGGCTAGTTGTGAAGAGGTAGAAATCCTCACCATATGTATCATAGAACTTATCTGCAGCAGTTATTGGGTTCTCTTCACGCAAACGGTGGTACTCATCAATGTAGTATTGATAAGGAGAACGAGTACTGGTAGCAAATGGAAGTACTAAACGTGCTGCTGCTTCCATACTAAGGATGCCTTTAACTCTATTGTTAATTTCCTTAGCAGTAGGAGATGTTGCACGAAGACCTGCGTCATACTTTTGGTTTTCTTCTGCTGCAATAAGGACTGTTAGGTTCTTACGCATAGGGTCATTCTCGTCAAAGATAGCCATAATCTTACGAGCACCTGCAGATTGAACAACTAAGTCTTTCCACCCAGTACCATCTGCGCCGTAAGGCAGGATTTCCTTAACCAAAGCATTGCGCTCTAGGTCAGGAATAGCCTTAACAATTGCAGATGCAGGGAACTGTACGAACCAACCTGCTCCTGGGTTCCACCACGCACCACCTTGGAAGATGAGATTGAGTGATGGCTTAGGAATTGCAAGAGGTCGTCCATCTACTTTACCTAATGTAAGACGCTTAGTCCATTCACCAGGAAGATTAATGTATGTAATGCCATCACGTTCTTCAACCATACCTGAACGGTCAGGTGAATCGTAGACTGTTTGCAGTTTACGGATAACTGATGGGTCATTAAGAACAATACGTCCCCACTTTTCAGCAACGTCAGCAAATGCTCCGAAGAAGGGGAACACATACTTAAGGCTTTTCGCAGAAGATACACGCTCTGATGTATCGTAAAGAGTACGACGTAGTTCCGCTCTAGCCCATTGACGGGATGAGTTCTCTAGTTTACGCAAGTAAGCCTGTGGAATATCCTTGCCTGGGTATGTTTCAATAGCATTCTGTACAGATGCTGCCATACGCTTGCGATATAGGTCAACGAAGAGCGGATTACGTACTAATTCAGATTCTGGGATTTCTCCCATTACTTTGTAGAAACCTTCTAGGAAATCTCCCCACATACGGGAAGCAACACCAGTTCCGTTGGCTGCACCTATCTGTGCTGCGTTTACATCAGGACGACGTGTGGTATCTGTACCAAAATACTTCTTGATATCCTCAAGAGTAACAGCACGCTTAGAAGCAATAGCCTTTAACTTAGGATTAACCCAAGATGGAAATAGGCTTTCTACGTTAAGCATATTGGCTTCAGCAATCGCACGAGCATCACGACCCATTGCAAGGTTCTTAAGAATCTTACGACCCTCTGGGTCCTTCAATAGGAACATCTCTGCTTCATCAATGAGTTGTTCTCTTGGCTTAGCCTGTAACATAATAGAAGTCAACTTGCTATTACGTACTTGACGATTTACCACACGGTAGTAAGCGTCTTCCCACATAGCATCTGAGCCCTTGATAACTACGAAGTCACCATTGGTCTCAAAAAGATTCTTTAACTTCTTTGAAGATTCGCTGAAATGGTTATCAACAATCTTGGCTGCATTAGCAATAAACTTTTCTTGAATATATCTTGCTCTTTCAGGTGTAGCACCCAAAGCATCCTCATACTTAATACCATCAACTTCACGCAAGCCTAAACCATAGCGGTCTTTTATCTTGGTTGTGCCATCAAGCATCTTGTCAATTTCATCAATCTCACGCTGAATCTGGATTGGGTCATCTGCATTGTCTAGCATTGAGACCAATTCAGTACGCTTGGTGTTTAACTTGACGCTATCGCTCCAGTTGTAAATGTCATCTAGTGATGCACCCTTGAATCCATTAGAAATAATGTTACGTGAGCCAGTCTTAATCTTGTTAAGGATAACCATAGGTCCTGCTGTGGTGAGGATACGCATATGTCCCTCAGTCACGTTACGGACTGGGTATCCAACACGGGCTAGAACTTCAAACTTAAGTAGTGAATCAAGACCATCAAGAAACTCTTCACCCGCATCTTTAATTGGGCTAAGTTTATTATAGACCTTACCACCCTTATCAAGACGATTTGCTCGTGTATATCGTGTAAGCACGTTGTACATCTGGTCAATATCCAGAGTTGGCAACTGCTTGACTAATTGAGTCTCGTTCAAAGGTAGTGGGATGACATATGTTGCTTCATCTCCTACAATTGGTTGAACCTTTGCACCTACTGGTGCTCCAGTTGCAGGGTCAATAGCACCTGTGTATGCACGCTCACGGATAATGTTGTGAGCCTTAGCACGACCTGATGAGAATGTAGCCCAAGCCTTACGAACATCTGTTTCTTGGAATCCAAACTGACGAGCAACCGTGTTAAACAGTTCCTCTTCAATCTGCTGGTAAACAACAGAGCGGTCATTTGGGTCAATAGCCTGTGTATACTTTGCAAATAGTTCATCACGACGTTGTACAGTAAATGCTGCTTGCTTCATATCAGCCTTGAGAGACTTGACTTGCTCAATAAGTTCTTTCTTAGTCTCTGGGTCTGCAACTCCAGCCTTAAGTTTGTTCTGTGCTTCAGCAATCTTGGTTACATAAACCTGACGCTGCTTGTCTGAGAAGCCACGAACTCGGTTGAGCATATTGTCAAGAGTCTGAACTGACTGGTTGTCTGTGAAATCAATCCAACCTTTAGGTGTCTTGTATGCAAAACCAGTAAGAACACGGAACACACCACCTGCAGCACCCGCACGAACGTCAATAAACTCTTGACTACGTGATGCTGCTGTACGAGCAAGGGACAAAGTGTCAAACCTTAGAGCCTTGGTTGGGTCAATGATTGCTTCTGTTGCTAACTTCTTACTGATAGCAGCAAGTTCGCCCTCATATTGCTTTGCAAGTTCTACAACGTTTTCATAATCAGGACCATTGTTTGTTAGGTCAAATGTAAACTGTCCAGTTTTCTGGTTGTATCCTGCGCCAAAATATTTAGCGTTAACAACTTCGTCCTGTAATTGTCCAATCTTTGCAGCAATTGCGCTCTGTGTTTCCACTAGACGGTTGGCTGCTGCTGCATCTCCCATAGCCCAATGGATAATATCCATCTTTGCTTGGTGACGAGTAAACTTATCATCAATCTTGTTGGCATCTGCAATCACATCAGCAAATGTTGCTGGGTTAGCAGACTCACGAATAGCCTTGACGCGGAACAAATCAGACTGATTCATACCATCTGTCTTCTCAAGGAAGTCATTCATAGTGGCACGAACACGTGTAGCACGACGACCAGTAACGGTACCAGCCATAATGCCCTTGAGTTCTTCAGCAGACTTAACTGCAATACCTGCAGCCCTGTATCCCGTATACAACTTACCAGCAAAAATTGTTGGGTCAATTGTAAAACGAGCAATTGTGTCAGTTGCTAGAGAACTAAAACGTCCAATATTCTGTTCACGGAAAGCCTGTTCACGTTGAGCCTCATTATAAATATTAAAATCATTTGCTGCAAAAAGCATATGGTCTTGTAAGAACTTATCTGCGCCAGATAGTTTACCCCCACTGACAGTCTTTACTACACCAGAGAATAGTCCCTCAATATCATCAATAGTATTGCCAGCAAATGTGCGAACAAATGCACGTCCTGGAGAAATCTCACGAGCAGCATCCCAAGACTTCTTGACATTGTTAAAGTCAAATCCACCCTGATACAAAGGATTGTTTTCTTCTCCAAGTGTTAAGCCAAAAGAAACAATCTGAGATGAGAAGTTATATGCCTTCTCCATACCAGCAAATACTTTGCTCCAGAAACCTGACTGCTGTGCAGCGGGTTGCATTGAACCTGCTGTTTGTTTCTTTGCTGCTTCTTTTGCATTAAAAGATGCAACTGCTTCTGCACGAGTCTTAGGTTGAAGAGATACACCAAACCCCAAAGGTACTGAATCAGACTTAGCAGGGTCAGCAGTTGGATTGTAGTAACTGTTGAATGCTCCCATCACATCAAAGGCAGATGGATTGCCCGCTTTATTCTTGGCTGCTAGAGCCCTCTGTGCCGCTTCGCGTTCACTCATAGAAGATTAGCCCTTAACACCCGCACATAATTACGAAACGCTTGTGAGGAGTTAGGGCTTTGAGCAGCCACTTCCAATGCTGGAAGATAAGAAAGAAGACGTTGCTTGTCCTCGCCATTATCTTGACTGCTTGGAAGCGCAAGTGCTTCAGGTCCCGCTCCTGGTCCTATAGGAACTCCCGTTGTTACTGGCTCATCTGGACGTGCAGACGGTGCATTGATAGGAGTTGCTTCTGGAAGGTTGCGAACTGGATTGCTCGGCTTAAACTTAGGTGTTGCTGGTTGACCTGCAAGAGGTGCTCCTTCTTGCTGCGCCATCATTTCCTGTCCCTGTCCGTATGTACCACCTGAGTAGTAGCGGGCAGCCTGTGTACCAGATTGTCCATTGCCACCTGTAGCAGATACATTCGCAGGATTATTTTGTGGTGCAGTTGGACGCATTCCGCCTCTAGGCATCTTCATCCTCCTCTTGTGTGTTGTCAATTACTAATTCACTGTTGAATTCTTCCGCCAGACGCATCATTCCGACTGCGTTCCACGGTGTCATAGCCTCACTTACCTCTGTATGTAAGTAACGACTTCCTTCAAAATCTGCCCACTCTGAGATAAGAACCCAGTTAGAGCACAAATAGTTTGTTCCATCTGCGTCGTTGTCAACCAACATACGCAATGCTTCTTCTACTTTTGTACGAAACTCTTTATTCATTTGGCATACTGCACTTTCGTTAGTACGGGTGGTGCGGTATAGATGTCCCAGTCAGATGCTATTTTGATTGATTTTTCAATCGCATCTGTTGCAATATCTGGAGTAAGGGTCTTGACTCCATCCAATAAAATCTGTAAAGCACCAAGGGCAATAGTGCTACCACTGCCAGAATAATAGATGCCACGAGCATCACGGTCCCAACTATAATCTTCAAAGATAGGATAGATAACTCCGCGCAAAATAATAAGAAATTCTGAATCGTGCGCTGCAGCATCCCCGTCCTCTTTCATATCGTAACCTGAATCAATAAATACTTTACGCATTTCAGGTATAAACTTTTTAGTCACAAAGCCATCAAGGTCTTGTGCATCTACTGCTGTTGGCTTTGGGGCTTTCCAACCAAACTGCAAGATGTTTGAGCCACGTCCTGCACCAGAGCCAGCAATCAATACGCCGTTATTCTCAATGATTTTATGTGTAGCCATAACCATTGGACGACCATCTTCATCTGAAGAACGTGAGTCACAACCAATAGCAGCCCAGCCTTTTCCTTGCACTGCAATTAATGTGGTCATTGTCCCCTCCTTAGATTAAATTTGTCGTGCGCTTCGTACGCTTGCTGTTGCTTCTCCTCCACCAGTTAAACCTGATAGAAGTGTCATTACATCTGGTGGACCACCAGCACCCATTTCCATAGGAGAGCCTCCTACTGGAGCGCCTATGGGAGCAGGGGACGTTTGCTCAACCATTTCAGGGGCAACTCCAGCAGGAGGGACTGGTTCTGCAGGTGCGAATACATCCGCAATCGCATCCTCAAGTGCCTGTCCCTTTTGGCGTGCCTTGATTACTGCAGAAATCTTTTGAATGGTGTCTGTTGGGTCTTCACCAGCAGCAGCCATTTGTGGGATTGCTTGAGACATTGCTTGTAGTCCTTGTAGCAATGAACCACGCATTTTCTCAACTTCAATCTTTTCAAGTTCCTTAGTCACATCAACTGTAAATGGAAGTTCACGCATTGCAAGGTCAGTTGAGATAAGACCTCCGCCTAATGCCTGAAGCATAAAGATAAGTCCTTGTGCAGGGTTAAGACCTGCAAGCATTCCGTAGCGAACATCTGCAGAGTAGTCACCCTTGATGTCCTTGCGTGGGTTGTAAGTAATCTCATAAGGAGAACCTGAATCAACACCACGGATAGTCTTCTCAAGCGGGAAGATTGATTCATCTACTTGGAAGCAAAGTTGAATTACGTCACGAAGAGCAGAAGCAAAGATTGCTTGTGCTGACTTAACCTGTGTATCAAAGGCACCCATAAGAGCCTGTACACCTTGACCTGTGACGATTGATGCGTCAATGTTTCCTGTACGTCCTTCAGGATAACGAGCACCTACACGCATTTCTTGGTTAAGTAATGTCTGCTCAGTAAATGCACCAGCAGGAATATTAAGTTCAACGCGACGAACGCCAGCAGGATTTGCTGTGCGGATGATTGCGTCTCCACCAAGTTGCAGTTCGTTCACATCTGCTGGGAGAACAATAGGAGCCTGTACAGATTTCTCTGCTGCTTCCATTGCAAGTAAAGCAAAACGGTTACGAAGCAACTGGATACCAATGATGTCATCAAACTGACCACGCATTTCACCATCAACAGATGGCTTCTTTGCGACAACAATCATCATCTTACCTAGTGGATTCTCTGCACGAGAAAGAACTAAGTTCTCCTTTGAAGGAAGATAAATGATGGACTGGTCTTTGTCATAGTAGCGAATCATCTCAACCTGCTGAGTAAGGTCCTGCTCGTAGCGTAAGCCACCAAGCAGTTGGTACTCGTAATCAGGAAATAGAGCGACTAATTCGCCAAGTGTCATTGAATATCTTTTTGCGAAAGCAACACAGCGTCCGTAGCGGTCAAAATCTGGGTAAGCACCTATTGGGTTTTCTAGGCGGATGCGTGGCAACTTCGCTTCCTCATCCAATTCAATAATGAATGGGAGGAAACCGTATGTGAGATACCAGTCAGCACCTTGGTACATTTGTACAGAAAGGTCTGAGTGTGAAAAATAGTTAGAGGCAATTCGTGTGCGCTTATCAGCAAAGGCACGGGCACGGTCTTTGACAGCGTTAGCAGCAGAGCAGTTAACTGCAGGAAGCGGAGCCATAACTTCTGACAAGTCGCGTGCGACGATATCAACAAAGTTGGCTACAACGTTTGCGTCTACTCCGTCTGGAAAGAAGTCAGGGTATACAGATGCAATCTGTCCTTTACGAACTGCAAGTACGTCAAGGTTACGCTGGTCTCTGTCTACAGAGCGATAGCGGAGCGATTCAACTCGCGCCGTTACCTGTTCAATTGATAGTGCCATAATTTCCTATCCGTATGTTTCTTGCCATTGCTCTGCAAAGGCTTCGTCTAAGTTAATGCTTCCTCTACCCTGGCGTTGTACCCTGGTAGTCCAGCGATTGTTCGCATAGCGTGTCATATTGGAACTTTTTTGCATTAACTCGCGTATGCGAATAACTGCAAACCATAGAGCCATTACACAGTCTGTTGCATTTCTAGTATCTGGCTTCCAAGTAATCAACTGCTGCACTAAAGCCTTTAAGCCTTCAGAGCCTTCATTGCTTGGTAGTTCAATAAGGTTGTTGTCTTGGAATCTTCCATCACGCAACGAACCAAAGAGCGTTGCCATAGATGCAACACCGAAAGATGTGTCCCACTTATTCTTGCCAGTAAAGTGCGGGTTCAGGGTACAGCCATAGGCTGACAACCATTGACGCAAATCTTCATCTAGCGCGTAAGCCTTCTGGTGTGCGTTGATTTCAATACGCAACTCCTGTGGGCGAAACTTTATTACCCACTCTTCAATAAGATTACGAATCTTGGCAGGTGTAGGTTCTGTCATATTGGCAACATCTAAAATATAAATCTTGCCATCTGCCTTGTTGTAAGTTGCAGCAACTGCTGCGGTAGCACCTGTCATAGCAGGGTCAATACCGATTACTGTAAATCCTTCAACGTGCTTAGGGTGTCCTGGGGTTCCAGCCTTTAGCGGTCCACGCTTTCGCATTCCGTTGACGGAACCTGCAATTGCTGAAGGGGCGAAGATGGCATCTTCTGTGACATCTTCTTGTTGGTAGACCATAGCCCAGACAGATGGTGCAACTTCAGAGCGTCGCGTAAATAAAGCGGGTCCATCCCATTTCGGATAAAGTCCGTTATCATCTGCCTCGTCCACATCTCCTTCGGGTCTATCAGTCTTTGCCCAAAGGGTTCTCCAGTTAAAAGGTTTCTCGTCAAACTCCAGAACCGCTGGCATTGCACAATAGGTAAAGGGGCTTTTGCCACCAGTCCAGTTAGCGCCATCACGAATCTGTTTGTACAAATCTACGGGAGCGACACGGGTTCCTACTATAAGTAATTTTCCGTGCCGTCCCAGACGTGTGATAACTTCCTTTTGAAGCCATTCAATTTGCTTCTCCCACTCGTGGGCATTTGAGTTCATCACAACGTCATCTAGGATAATCAGGTCGGCGCGTGCGCCGTAAATCTGGGAACCAAATCCAAGGGCTTGAACCGTAGGGTCCTTCTCGCCAGAATCGCGTCCCGCTCCTAGATAAATCATATCGGCTGACCAGGTAGGTGAATCAGCCTTGTAACCGCCATTGGGTCCAAAAGCCATCTGTAACTTAATCCAAGATGGGTGGTCCAGGCGGGTCTTAATCGCACTTAAAAATTTTCTAGCCATACCCTGAGTCTTAGAGACAATGATGATACGGATATTCGGGTTGACCGATAGGGCATAGGTCACATAGTTAATCGTGATGGTGGTTGACTTGGCGTGCTCAGGTGGCACGTTCAGCAATACACGGTTGGCAGCCCCAGGCTCGTAAATCATATTAGGGTGGAGCCAGCGGGGCTCGCGTCCCTCAATCAGGTCAATCCAGGAAAGTTGATGCTCAAAGAGTTTAGATTCTAAGAACTGGGTTGAGAACTCCTCAAAGGTAATATCCTTGAGGTTCTTCAGGTCAGCCTTGACCCCTTTGCCCGCAAGGCGAGCCTTGTCGGACTCTTCTTTGAATTCAGGGGATTGCATCACCCACTGGCGGAAGGTAACCTCGTTACGCCCCACAGCCTTCATAGCGTCCACAATGGTTGAGCCTTGGCTCAGCAGTTCAATGACTTGCTTCTTTGCTGCCTCTTTGGGGATGTTTTGGACCCCAGGTTTACGTCCCATTATAGCCCCTTAAAACATAGATTAAACGCCCCAATAAAACGACATAACTCCCCCATATATATTATATATAATAAATTATATATTTATATATATACGTCGCGTAGCCCGCAGAGGCGGAGCGACGCTCCTAATAGATATATATAATATCTATATATATAAGATAACCTGTTCAAATCGGAAAACCGAACGTTTTCCTGTAATATATTTTTGTGACGTAAGTCACATAAGGGTAATGCGGTTAAAACCGCAGGTCAGAGGCTATATATAGGGGGGTGCATATAACAGAAAATTTATGGCAGAGACTATATGCGCCCCCCGTCTCGTAGTTTAATCACTCTGCCCTCATACGTTTACGCCTTAAGGCGGGAAAGATAGGGGGGAATCAATCCCCCTCTCAGAATCTTCTCAGGATGTCAGGGCATTTATGCCCTTGTGGATAACTCTTCCCTCGTTATAAATAGATATCCACAGAATAATTAACAGTTGTGGATAACTGTTGTGGATAAAGTAGGGGGCAGACTCTCCCCCTCCTCCCTCTCGGGATTCGGTTAGCCCCCTTTCATTCTCAGGATTCATTCAGAAATAAATCAGGATTCAAGAATGAGAAAGTAGTTGAAAGTTCAACTATTGAAAGTTCAACTAGATTCAGGGGTAGTAATTCTCAGGAATCATTCAGGAAAGATGTGATGTGATTCACACGTTTTGGGCTGGTGTTTCTTGGGAATTTTTGAAATACTTACGTCGTAAGCGTGAAATTCACGCTCAAGACAGGAGAAGAAAGAAATGAAGACAGCAACTAAGAAGACAG